CGTTTCTGCTGATCTTTGACCAACAGGGCTATCAAGTGCGGTAGGTGCGCTTGGAAAGAATGTAATTATAAATGGGGCACATACAGTTGACCAAAGATCAGCAGAAACGCGATCAGGTCTTGGCGCTGCTGATGTTATGGTTGACGATATGTGGGAGTTAATATCTGCTGGTTCATCTTCTTCTCGTTGGACAGCTAGTGTTGAGACGGCTGCCGGACCTCGTGACAATGCAAAATGGTTAAAGTTTCTTTGCACTACAGGAGATGCATCTCCCGGTGCTGCCGAAGCAGCTTACATTATTCAGAAAATTGAAGGTCAGCATGCTCAATCTCTTATGAACACTGCTACAACAGGTGTGCGAGACATGACTGTTTCAGCGTATTTTATAGCAAGCCTTGCGTCTGGTTCATTTCCTGCAAAAGTTTGTATTTCTTTTGCTACTTTTGATGGCACAGGACGGCAATTTCTTTCAGATCAATCAATAACTGCCGCTTCAACGTGGCAAAAAGTTAGCTTTACAATTCCGGCTGATGCTACCGCAGAGCTTGCAAACGATAATGGTGCAGGGGCTGCAATTGTAATTGGTCTTGTTGGTGGATCAAACTCAGTAGCAGCAGCAGGATGGACAAATAACGCTACGGATTTTATTACTAGTAATACTCAAAATTGGGGAGCAACAGCAGATAACTTTATAGGTTATACAGATTTTCAGTTAGAACCCGGTCCTGTTGCTACTGACTTTGAATTTGAACCGCAAAGTGTGACGTTGACGAAGTGTCAGAGGTATCTGCGATACGTGTCATCAGGCAGTGACATTCCTCTTGCGCTAGGGCGGTCTAACACAACGACAATTGCGTATTGCACATTCCCACTTGCCCCTGTCATGCGTGCAGCACCGACTTTATCATTTGGAGCAGCGACGGATTTTCAACTCAATTACGCTGGGGCCTCTCGCGCACTTACAGCCCTTTCACAGTCTTCTGTTCTTTCGTCTGTAAGCACCCTGCAATTAACGATTAGTGGTGGGATTATTGCTGCGGCTGTTCCGGTTCACCTGCAATTTGATGGCGGCGGGACAAGGTATCTTCAATGGTCCGCAGAACTTTAGAAGGAGCAAAGCATGACATTAGAAAACCTTAAATACCAAAACGCAGAAAAAACTTCAATCTATGCTGAAGAGGGTGGTGCAACTCTTTCCATTCCTGTGTCTGCTGGTAATAAAGAGTATGACACTATTGTCGCTGAAGAGCTTACGATTGCGGACTACGAACCACCTGCGGCAACGTGGGACAGCGTTCGTGGCGAGCGTGACCAACTTCTAAAAGACACTGACTGGCAAGGCATGAGCGACGTAACAATGTCTGCCAAACAAAAAGCATACAGGAAAAAGCTTAGAGATTTGCCAGCAACAAATGCTGATCCTACTAAGATTGTATTTCCAGATGCACCATAACACAACAGGGAATTAAATATGCCTTATATCGGAAATGACGTTCAATTTGGTGAGCTAACTAGTGAGACATTTACTGGTGATGGTTCAACTGTTGCATTTACAATGGCCTACACTATAGCTAACACCACATCTATCTTGGTGACTTCTGGCAACGTAGTTCAAGAACCAACGGTAGCCTACACTGTTTCTGGAACGACACTCACGTTTACCTCTGCTCCTGCCGATGACGACACAATTCATGTGCGCTACCTTGGTCGTACTCTTGATGTGGGACAGACTGCTATTGTACAGGATGCCGATCAGGACACTAAGATTCAAGTTGAAGAGAGTGCCGATGAGGATATTATTCGGTTTGATGTGGCTGGTGCAGAAGTAGCTACACTTACTAACAGCGCATTAACGCTTAAAGGTACTACACCTACTCTAACAATTGGTGATGCTGGTGCAGAGGATACAAAGATCGTATTCGATGGCAACGCCCAAGACTACTACATTGGTTTAGATGACGGTACTGACGACCTTCTTATCGGCCTAGGCTCTGCTGTTGGTACAACTCCTGCAATCAGTATTGATGAGAACGTAGTAACAACGATCAACGGGGGGCTTGACCTTTCGGCTGTCAGCGGCATCGTCGAAGCCAACGCCAATTTCATTGATATGTGCCTCGTCGGTCCAAGCGTGGACGGCAAATCGTGGAACGGCCATTTCAGCAACGGCGCAGTCTGGACATCCTTGATGCTCGCGACCGTCGAGACATCGGGTTCCGACGCGCAATTAAATATCTGGGATTTAACGGCTGGAACGCTTGCGAGCGCGACGCCACTTGCGACGTTGACGCTGACAGGTGCCACACCAACGAGCATCGCGGCCAGCATGGGCTATCTCATTGTCGGCACCAGCGATCAGGGCTTTCACATCGTTGATCCGCACACGGGTGCTTGGGCGGAGCGCACGGAAGGCGCTCTGAAAACTTTAAGCACATCTACCGGACCAGCCTTGGCAGACAACAATGTTTTTGATGTCGCTATTCAAATGCCTGACAACGGATCACCACAAGACCCGAATACTGATGGATTGGTTCCCTTCATATCATGGACGTACGGCGCAAGCGCCGACGAGTGCGGCATTCTGAACAACGGCGCGGTCTACAACAAGACTGAGGGAACCGCGACCGACAACGTCACCGCCATTGATTCGAGCGGCTATGTCTTCACCACCAATAACAGCAGCGATTACGGCAGAAAATCTAATGTTCCGATTTATCAAATCCTTGCTGACGACTGGGGCGCGAGTATCTTTTTTGACGGCAGTGGTGCTGCGGGACCGACCTTCACTGGCGCACAAGGGGATGCGAACTCAATTAGCCTTGGCCCAGACGGAAAAATTGTTACCGCGACAGATGCTGGCCTGAATTATGGCTATACGCACGCAAATTATGCGGGGTCGGACCTTGCGGGCTACGTCACAAGAGCCTTTACGACTGGCTATTTAGGGCAAGGTTGCAAGATTGCTGCATTAGCAAATTCTGTCACAGCCGACCGGTCTGGCAACGCCAACACCCTCACAGAGAATGGAACTGTCGTTGAAGCTGCGGTCGCTAGTGGCGCTGAGTTGAAGGGGTACAGCGACTGGAGTTCTTCCAATTATATGAGCAGGGCCTATGATGCTGACTTTGATTTTGGCGTTGCTGATTGGTCCGCAATCCTCTGGTTTAAGATTGCCGCTAACGGAGCGGCAGAATGCCTCTTCGACCGTGATGACGGCACTTTTGGAACCTCAAATCCATATTGGGCTTTGCATATAGAGGCGTCAGGCGAACTGGCTTGGGCTGGTTCTGGTGCGAGTGCTTCTTGGAACGCGAACACAGGTGGATCAGGTTATGATTATGATGATGGCATATGGCATATGGCGGCTTGCGTTAATGAAGGTGCTGCAAGCCAGAAACTATATATTGATGGGGGGCTTGTAGCTTCAACGACCGTAACCATTGGCACAGTTAGCAACGGCGATGCGGTGCTCTATGTTGGTGAACGACCGGATGCCTCTCGACCACTTACGGATGGTACGTTGGCGCTGCTCAGATTTTCAGCCAGCGCCCCAACCGCCACTCAAGTCCGACGCATGTACGAAGCCGAAGCCCCGATGTACACGGCTAACGCAAAAGTGCTTCTCCAGTCCGGTAGTACCGATGCCGTCCTAGACGCAAAAATCGACCCTCTGTCGGGCAAGGTCATCGTCACTCAGACGGACAGCCAAGAAATCTTCGACGGGCTTGCCATCGAGACTGAGCGCACTGTCGCAACTGGCGGCAGTACGTTCGAGCATGGCCTGCTGTGGGGTGATGCGGTAGCGGAAATCAATAACGCCAACCTATTCGCATCCACTCCTGCAACGGATCAACGGCAGGTCAACGAGATGGTCCGATCTCTGTCGGCTGATCTTCCTGCCGGTGCCGATATGAGCAAAGCGAAGGCGTGGGTGCGGTTTAACGGCTCTGGTACGATAGCAATCGCAACCAGCTACAATGTTGAAAGCCTGACAGATAATGGAACAGGCGATTACACTGTAAATTGGGCCGTGCCATTCAAGACAATAAATTATGTTGTTCAGGTATCAGCCAATGTTGGCGCAGCAGGATTTAACGGTACATCAGCACTGACAACGGGTTCAGTACAATTGGCTGTTGAAACGCACGCGGGATCACGCAGCGACGCTGCCATAATTTGCGTCTCAGCATTTGGAGAATTGGAAAATGAATAATCGCATCGTTACCGCACAGGGTGCGGTCATTAATTCCCTCAATCCGTCTGCCACCATCGCAAAGCTGATGGAAGCAGCTGCGACCCCAGCCGAGTACGACGCCGATACAGGTCAGGAGACTAGCGCCAAAAGCTATCCGGCTGCTGATACGGTCTATGAAGAAGTCGACATCGATGAGGTCGATCTTCGCGCTCATAAGTGGCTGACCGCTCGCTACGACACCGAAGAGTGGGCTGCGCTTCGAGGAAAACGTAACAGCTTATTAACAGCAACAGACTGGCAATCAGGAAGCGATGTAACAATGTCTGCCAAACAAAAAGCATACAGGAAAAAACTAAGGGACTTGCCAGCAACAAACGCAGACCCTACAAAAATTGTCTTTCCAGACGCACCATAGGAAACATTATGACATCTTTCGTTGATCTGATTAAAATTAAAGGGACAAAAAATAGATGGTTTTGAAAATGAATGTACCCATTTTCCTTATAAATAGAACATAGG